CCATAGCTGTAGCTACAACGGCATACAGGGGCATAGTTTCAGCATACAAGGCTGGTAAACAAGTAGAGGCCATGTCTAAGGACATAGGCAAATGGATGGGTGCTATCGCTGATGTAAAGCAAGCCCATCAAGAAAAGAAAACATCCCGATTTAAGAACGTAGAAGAACAGGCTCTTGATACCTACGCAGCTTTGAAAAAAGCTGAGAAGATGGAGATGGATCTCAAGAACTTTTTAATAGCTAACTATGGCTTTGATGCTTGGAATGACCTTATGCGTATCCAACGTGGCTTGCGTAAAGAACGCTTGGAAGAAAAGCGTAGAAAAGCTAGACGCACACAAGAAATCATGGATATGCTGGGTTTAGGTTTTGCAAGTCTGCTCATAGCTTCTATGGTGGCTGGCCTTGTTGCTTGGGTAGTTTGGTTAAAAGGGGGCTTTAAATGAGTGCGGAAGACGTAGCAAAAAAGATGTTAGAGTTAAAAATACTGCCACGGTTTATGATGCTGTGCATGACAGGTGTGTACATACGCTGTATTGAATGGGCTTTATCGCAGCCGGATTTATCTACACAGCAGAGTGCGCTGATCTCAGTTGTTACAGGTGCAATGACAGGCAGTCTGGCGGTATGGTTAAACTCAGAGAAGTAGATGCCAGCAAAGCTGAATGAGAACACAGAGGTAGCACTACCGCTACGCAACATTATCAGCATGGTTGCGGCAGCTAGTCTGGCAACGTGGGCTTACTTTGGCTTGATAGAAAGGCTTAATACACTAGAGACTAATCAGACTATGATGCAAGCTGATTTAGAGCAGAACACAGAGTTTCGTATCAAGTGGCCTCGTGGAGAGATGGGCAGTCTTCCGGCTGATTCTGAGCAATTCATGCTAATAGAACACCTGGCTACTGAACTTGAGAAACTGCAAACAGATATAGAAAGTGGCAAAGCACCCTTTGACCAACAGCAAAAACTAACGCTAGACTTTTATGAAAGACGAATTACTAGTTTAGAAGAAAGCTTAGAGAAGTTACGAAACGGTGGTTGAGCTTACATTTGTATTATTATTGGTGATGAATGGCGAGAAGGTAGAGTACACGCCATACAAGTCTTTGTCTGAGTGCTTGTCAGTAAGGCGTAAGATTAAGCGTAACGTAGGTCATACTCATAACTTTGACCAGAAATGGTCATGCAAAGAACATAAGGTCATGGTTCTTAACGGTGAGATATTGGAGTTTATAGAATGATTCAAGCATTGATTGGGCCTATTGCTTCACTAGCTGGGTCATGGATGGAATCCAAAGTAGAGCAGACAAAAGCCAAGGGTGCTGTTGCCAAAGCAAAGGCAGAGGCAGAAGCGGAAGTGATGAAGGTTGCAGCCACGCATGAAGCTGGCTGGGAAAAGATTATGGCACAGGCCAGTGACAATAGCTGGAAAGATGAAGCGTGGACAATTTTGTTTATTATAATCATAGCCATGTGTTTCATCCCGTTTACACAGCCTTATGTAGAGCAAGGATTTGCAGCATTAGAAAACACGCCACAGTGGTTTCAGTGGGCAATGTATGCTAGTATTGGGGCAAGCTTTGGTATACGAGGTATCAAGGGTTTTAAAAAATGAGCAAAAGAAAGTTTGCAAAAGTACCAAAGACTAAAGGCGGTGTGCCAAAAAAGTATGTGCGTGGTGCAAAGAACCCAAAGAAACGTGAGGCAGAAATAAAGCGTACTGCAAAGCTATACAAGCAAGGCAAACTTACTAAGGCTATGATGGATAAAATCAGTAAGCAAAGGAGTAGGGGATGAGCAAGGCTGCTGTAATAGCAAAATATTCCAAGTCTTCTGGCATATCAAAGTCTACTTTAAGTAAAGTTTATTCAAGGGGATTAGGTGCATACTACGGCTCTGGATCTAGGCCAAAGGTTTCAGCGCATCAGTGGGCGGCTGGAAGAGTTCGCAGTTTTGCCACAGGAAAAGGTGGGGCAAGAAAGGCTGATTCTGATTTAATTAGAGGCGGCAAAAAGAAAAAGAAGCCAGCAGCAAAGAAAACAACAAAGCGAAGAAAAGCATGAATATAGATCAGTTACGCATAGAACTCGCTGAAGATGAGGGCTGTAAGTATGAGATATACTTAGATCATCTTGGCTTGCCTACTTGTGGCATAGGCCATCTGGTTACAGCAGATGATCCCGAATCAGCTTTGAGCGTAGGCACAGCCGTATCAGAAGAGCGTGTACAGGCTTTGTTTAAAAGAGATGTTGCTGTAACGCTTGACGATTGCAAAAGATTGTACCCCAAGTTTGATAAGATGCCGGAAGAGGTACAGCTTATCATAGCCAATATGATGTTTAATCTGGGCTACCCCAGACTGTCTAAGTTTGTAGGCATGAAGTCTGCTGTTGATAGTGAGTTATGGAATGTAGCGGCAGATGAGATGGTAGACAGCAAATGGTTTGACCAAGTGCCTAACCGTGCAAAGCGTCTGGTTGCCCGTATGAGGGCCGTGGAGAGCGATCATGCCTAAAACCCCTGCTTGGCAGCGTAAAGCCGGAAAGAACCCTAGAGGCGGCTTAAACGCCAAGGGAAGGGCATCTGCCCGTAAACAGGGCATGAACCTCAAAGCACCTGTAAAGAGTGGTGACAATCCTAGACGGGCTAGCTTTCTAGCTAGAATGGGTAATATGCGTGGGCCGGAACGTAAGAACGGCAAGCCAACCAGATTGCTTCTATCCCTGAGAGCATGGGGTGCAAGCAGTAAAGCTGACGCAAAGCGAAAGGCGGCAGCAATCTCCAAGCGTAACAAGGCAAAGAAGAGGAAGAAGTAATGCCAATGGGTAAAGGCACTTACGGCTCTAAGCGTGGTAGACCACCGAAAAAAGCCGCTAAGAAAATGGGCAATGGTTTGACAGCAAAGCAAAAGACATTACCAAAAGCTTTGCAACAGCGAATCATGAAGGCCAAAAAGAAAAAAAAGTAGCATAAAGGGGGGTATTACGCCCCCCTTTATTAGATTACAAACTCTCCCCCATCGTAAAGATACTGTGTTAGCTGGTCTATCATGTACTCTTCAGTCCATACACCCCTAGCCATTGTGCCATCCGGCAGCATCCCCTTTCCTTTGGGGTAGTAAGGCTCAATCCCATGAGCCTCACCGATTCGGTACATACCCCAGCCAGAGACAGTAAGGAAGCGATAGTAAGCATCAGCGTGAACTCTCGCCTGATTCCATTTCTCTGTCTTTACGGTACTTAGTGAAACAACAGTCATCTGTAACCCCGTTGTGACATAGAATAACGTGGTTGCCGTTGTATACCCAACCGCTGTCCATCACGTTGTGTTTCTTTTTGCAATATTCGCATTGCACAAGGCGCACAGTAGTGTCGGTTGTGGATTTTTGCTGCCGCTTCTTTTTCGCAGTCATCACAGATTATCTTTTCCATACAACTCCACCAGAACCCTGCGAGGAATAAGCCATGTATTCCCTGCACGTTCTGCCTCTATATCCCCTGCCTTCAGCATCCTGTACAACAGGTTAAGTTTCGTTTTGCTTGCAGTGCCAAACAGGATCTCACAAGCCTCTTTAGCTGTGTAAAGCAGCTTACCTTCAGCATTAAAACGGGATGTCATCATCGTCTGTTTCCTTTACTGCTGGCTGGTAACGCTGATTGATAGCATCTCCCACTGGCTTCAGACCGCCCTGCGATATGCCGTCAGCTATATTATCTTTAGCCTGGTAATCCCTGACTTCAGATATGGCTATGTTAATACCATCATCATTCTGAAATGCGGCAACAGAGTATGTGCATCCGGCACGGAATGTAACGTCAGCCGGAGAGCCATCACGATATGGTGTCCACTTGCTGTTGCTGTACAGCCCACGCTTTGAATCACCATCGTTTTCCCACATTTTGATGTTGCACATTTTAATATATTGCTTTGCCATTAGGCTTCTCCTTTAAGCTGTTTCATGCGTAGCTGTATTCTATCTACAGCCATTTTTGCCAAGTCAGGGTTATGCTGCTTCATATGAGCAATGCCGTTCTTGACATGATCAGTGTTGCACCAAGCGATGAATTTAGCCGTGTCGTTGACCTCACCCACCTTCTTGTTTACCTCACCAAAAAAATCTTGCGTCTTGCGTACCTCTGGATCGTCATCACGCTTGGCTGGTACAGGACGCTCTGGGTCAACCACAGGCTTATTCTCTGCTTCTGCCTGTGCTTCACGCTTGCGGCCTACACCGTCCATCTCATTAGCAGATGCGTACTCGCCACCGCTGATTCCTATGGAAGCTAAACATCTTCCTATTGATGACGTTTCACAATTCTCTAGGGCTGATGTCTGGTTGACATGGCCTTGTCCT